ATGGTGTTATGGTTGAAGCTTCGCCTTTGATCTTTAGCTCCCTTAAAGAAAAGGTACAATTCACTAAGAATCGAAAGCATGTTCTGTTACAAAACGTTGCAATTAGTGATCGTGATGGCGAGATTGATTTTGCTGTAACTAAAGACAATCAAGGTTGGTCTCGTGGAATCGGTACTGTTATGGACAAAAATCACACAGGTACTTGCTTGTATGATTTAGGAAATAACGCTAAAGATCTTTACAACTCAATTGTTAAAGTACCTTGTGTTACATTAGATAGCCTTATTGAGAAGTATAGCTTTCTAGGTCACATTGATTTTCTAAAGATAGATACTGAAGGCCATGAGATGACTATCCTGAAGGATTACTCTTGGAAAGTTAAACCTACATTTATTAAAGCAGAACACTTCCATGTGGATGACATCGCACTTAGAGAGCTTTTAGAAGAACAAGGCTACACAGTGTGGACTGAAGCACGAGACATGTACGCAATTATATAGGAGAATACTATGCCAAATTGGTGTGGAAATAAAATGATTATCGATGTTTCTAAGTGTGAGAAGGGAAACGAATTCGAAGAAAAATTAGTCTGGTTAAAGATCCAAACAGAACAACCTGATGGGTTCTTCGATTACCTGTGCCCGGAAGCGGACTACCCGGATGAGGGCGGTGGCTACGGTTTATCAGAGTTGTATGGCACTAAGTGGGACATTGATGTGCCCGACCTTGGCTCTTTTGATGAGTATGACAAAGAGTTTTGCGGAGGTACAGACATATACAAAGATGAAGAAGGTAGGTATGTGTTAGTGTTTAGAACAGCATGGGGACCACCTACTGGTTTCTTTGATAAACTAATGGAGCGGAATGAAGGTATGACAGGTATGTTGTTATACTGTGAGCAAGGCCAACAATTCTTTGGTGCTTACAACTGTGACATTGAGTACCACTATGACATCGGAGAGTTCTGTGAAGACGTTGGAATCAAGACGAACAGCGAAGATGATGAAGATGATTCCTTCTGGGAAGACGAATATCTAGACAAAGCCCTAGAAGCACTAGGCGAAGAAGTTGGCGAATCCTACTGTTATGTAGACTACGGCGGCTAAACCAAAATAAGGAAAATAATAATATGTCAGAAGAAAGTAAAACAATACTAATAGTAGACGGCGATCCTCTAATGTTTAGAGCCGCTTATAATAAGAACTCAGCGGAAGAAGCGTTTGAGACTTATATGGATAGATTGGAAGATCTTAAACTCGATACATTCTGTGATGACTTTATGGTTGCAGTGTATGGTGTAAATAACTTCCGTCACGACTTCTTTAGCGACTACAAGAACACCCCCGGTCGCCATAAGTCAAAAGCCAATAACCCTTACTTCTTTGAGTTGAGAGCAATGATTGTTGAACAAGGTCTCGGTGTTCCTGCTGATGGTATGGAAGCTGATGATCTGGTACGTATTTGGTCTGAAGAACAGAAAGCATTAGGTCACACTACTGTGATTGCTTCTGTTGATAAAGACTTACAGTGTATACCCGGAGCGCACTTCTTGATTCACCGTGATACTCTTATTCACGTTGGAGAAGAAGAAGCGGATATTCACTACTGGAAGCAAATACTAACTGGCGACAACGTTGATAACATCCGTGGTTTAAGAGGCATCGGCCCTAAAAAAGCGGCTGGTATTCTTGAAGGTGCTAAGACCTCTGAAGAGCGTAAGCAGAGAGTTCTTGATAAGTACTTTGAAGTGTATGGTAGTAACTGGAGAGAAGAAGTTACTCACACGGGCACATTGATTCACATTATGCGAACCCCAACTGACATGTTTAATGTCGGTGATAGTTTGCCAACACAACTGAAGGAATCTCTTGAAAGCTAAGAGATCCGGAGGAAATACTATGAGTAAGTTTATAGCGAAAAAAGAATACATCAAGTCTGATCTAGGTCACTGGAAGTACACAGGTGTTAACATCGATACTTCTAAGTGCTTTGGTTTTTGTTATCTTGTAATTAATAAAACACGGAACAAGTACTACATCGGCAAGAAGCAATTATGGACTTATAAAAAGAATACCCACGTTAAAACAGGTAAAGCGCCTTGGCGTGTGTACGCTACCTCATCATCCCACGTTAAAGCAGACGCTAAACTTGGTGATGTGTTAGAGTTCCACATGTTAGGTGTGTTCAATACTAGAGCGTGGTGCAACTATACTGAAGCGTATTTACAGATGGCACTTCAAGCTATAACAGATCGTGATGAAGAAGGTGAGCGTAGATGGTATAACAACCAAGTCGCCGCCGTTCGTTTTATCCCTAAGTTGGATGAAGAGCAACACGAAACTATGGACAAGTGTTTGAGTAAAGCGCAACGATTAATTAAATCCGGGAGAAAATCCAATGTTAAAAGTAATGATGCGTAGTATCGCCGCTTTGACAATGATTGCCAGTATGGTATATACCCCTCTCATAATAGGCTATCATAACGTTAGGGGTTCGTCCCTTAGCGTCATTGATGCTTTTGTGTGTGGAATAGCGGTTGTGTGCTATCTAGGGCTTGTATATCAGAAAAAAGGTCAATCAAATGAAAAAGACAAAGGCTAGGTTTTTACACCACATGTCATGCCTTAAGTGCGATAGCAGTGATGGCTATGGCGCTTACGATGATGGTTGGGGTAAGTGCTTTTCTTGTGATGAGTCTTACAAATGGGATACACAAGAGGAGAAAGAAGTGACCCAAACAATATTTAAGAAAGAAGCGATGGCTGGCCCTGCTCTGTCTATAGAGGACATTAGCCAATATGCCACGAGAGGTTTTCGTGAGCGCGGTATACCTAAACCAATCACCGAGTTCTTCGGTGTTAAAGCAGGGGTAGACTCTTCTGGTGAGATTACAGAACACTTTTACCCTTACGGCGTTGACAGAACAGTTGGCTACAAGATACGCAAGCTCCCTAAAGAGTTCCGATCTGTAGGCACAATTGAAGGTTTATTCGGTCAACAACAATTCAACGGTGGTAAGCGATTAGTAATCGTCGAAGGCGAAATAGACGCAATGTCTGTAGCTTATGCCTATCACCAACGCCACAAAGGAAAGATCTATCCTGTAGTATCTCTTCCAAGTGCAAGTGGCTTAAAACAACTATTAGCACAGAGAGAATGGGTCAGAAGGTTTGACGAAGTTATCCTGATGCTAGATAACGATGAAGCAGGTCAGAAGGCTCTTGCTGAAGCATGTAAGATTGTTGGTGTGGATAAAGTTAAAATAGCTAAACTCCGAACCAAAGATGCTAATGAAGAACTAATGACTCACGGCCCTACCGCTGTATTAGAAGCGATCTGGGATGCACAACCGTGGTCTCCTGCTGGTATTCTACAGGGTCAAGAACTGTGGGAAAAGTTTATGGAGAGACAAGCAACAGAGTCAGTACCGTACCCTCCTTGTTTAGAAGGTGTTAATGAAAAAACTAAAGGTATGCGGTTTGGTGAAGTTGATTTGTTTACATCTGGCACTGGTTCAGGTAAGTCTACAGTGATCAAAGAGATCATACTACATGTCAAAGACACTACTCCTGACAGCATCGGAATAATCTCTCTAGAAGAGTCTCCCGGTGACACTGTTGAGAAGTTCATTGGTATGCAGATGCAAAAGAACCTATCTGAAACAGAGCTAACTCCAGAAGAACAACTGGAATCATTTGAGCAGGTATTCGGAGATAAGCGAATTAAGATCCTCGATCACCAAGGCTCAGTATCCGATGATTCCTTAATGAATAAAATCGAAACGTTAGCCTTAATGGGTTGTAAGTACTTAATCTTAGATCACATAACACTCGCCGTCTCTGAAGTTGAAGGAGACGCTAACAGTGCTATTGATAAGGTTATGTCTGACCTCTTGAAGATCGCTAAGAAGCATGACGTCTGGTTAGGCGTTATCTCTCACTTACGTAAGGTAGGTGGAGGTGGTAAAGCATTTGAGGAAGGACGCATTCCTTCTTTAGATGACATTAAGGGTAGTGGTAGTATTAAACAGATTAGTTTCCAAGTTATTGCCTTTGCAAGAAATCTTATTGCACCAGACAATCGGGAACGGAATACAATTAAAATACGGGTTCTTAAATCGAGGTTTACAGGTCGCACTGGTGATGCTGGTGGTGCTCTTTATAACGAAGACACAGGCAGGCTAGAGTATGTAGATCACGCATTTAACGAAGAACCTGAACTTTAAAAATAAAAGGATACAAAAATGGAAGATGATAAAAAGATCGTAATTGACTTGAGTGCCCTGTACATCGCAATGTGCTACGCTTACACTTGTTTAGACTTTGACAAAAAGGTAGTTTTAAATGGCTACAGAACAATATCAAGCCTTTACACAGAAGAAGCAGGGGAAGTATTCCCTGAAGACATTCTTGAGCCACTTCCCCTTGAAGATATACACAGCGGCATTTACTATAGCCTAGTTGATTGCCTTGAGGTTTCTTTCGATTGGAAAGAGCTTCTAGCGCAAGATAGGAAAGCTTATGGATACGCTAAACGTTTAGTTGACTATGCTCGTAATGCTGGAGAGACACAAGATAAAGCAGACAAGAAAAAGCAAATAGCTATAGAAGGGGAGGTATTAAGTCTTGCTGAAGCTTCTAAGCTTGTACAGGACTTTATGAATGGTTCTTGGGTTAGCACCCTGATCGTTCAGCGACCCGGTACTGTACGTAGTTCTTCTAGTCGTGTGCCTGAAACTTTTGGTATCTATGAAAAAGCAAAGAACACTTGTACTTGTCTTCTTGAAGATGAGAAAGCCTTCTCTTACACAAACCGCACTAATGCTATTAATGCTTGGTTTGCGCTTGAGTTAGGTAACTACTCACAGTACTTGAAAGGTAAAGCTGGTGGCTACAGTGATGAGGAGGAAGAAGTGTTCTCTATGCTTTCTTCTATCCTTGAAGGGGTTATCTCTACAGGTACCAATGCTTCAGAAAGAGACTGGGCAGAAGGCAAGGTATGTAATGTTACACTAACAGGTATTAACCTTGCTGGTGTTGCGTTGCGTGTTGATCCTCTTGTATTCTCTCTTGCTGAATTACGTTACATGGCTACACAGATTAGAGCGTTAAACGAGATAGCAGAGAAATCAGAAGGTATGTGTGTAACTCCCTCAGAACTATACTACGGTAAAAGCGTACGTGTAGACATGACTGAGACTCACGCCGCTTTCACTACTGCTCCTGCGTTTGAACGTTATGATTTGTCATTAGTAAACATTGATAGACCAGCAGAAGAGCTAGTAAGTCAGATCAAGGCAATCTTGGCTAAGCCAGAAGATGAGCGCCCTCAACTGATCACTGGTTTATTCTATGGTGTTCCCGGTTCGGGTAAGTCCATGTTAGCGAACTACATTGGTCAACAACTGGGTGTTCCTGTACTTAAGAAAACCTACGCTGATCTACAGTCTATGTATGTTGGTGAAGGTGAGAAGAATCTTAAGGAAGCCTTTATGGAAGCGGAAGCTAAACAGGCTATCTTGTTAATCGATGAGATTGACTCTATAGCAGGTAACCGTCAGAGTGCAGATAAGAACTATCAGAAAACCTTTACTAATCAGCTACTTACTGAGCTTGATAACTTCAACGGTATTTTCCTATGTACTTCTAACTTTATGGATGGTCTCGATTCAGCTATTCTAAGACGCTTATTCTTGAAAATCAAATTTGATTTCCTTACAGAAGAGCAACAACAGACAGCTTTTGAATTGTACTTCCCTAAGTTGAAGCGTAGTAAGTTAGGACAAATGCCATACTTAACCCCCGGTGATTTCAGAGCAGTACGTGAAGCGGCACAGTTTGATGTTGAGAAGTTAAACATTAAGCGTGTACGTGAACTGTTGCAGAAAGAAATCGATCTAAAGAAACTAACTCTGCACGAAGTATGTAAAGCAGAGAAAACAGTAGGATACCATATATGAGTCATACAGTTGGCATTATCAATGAGCTAGACCCTAAGAGAAAAGAACATCGTTTTATGATGGATGTAGCACAACGAGTAGCTGACGAAAGTTATGACCCTAAAACTAAAGTAGGTGCTGTTATTTCTAAGGACAGGAACATCTTGTCGTATGGTTATAATGGTACCGTCTCTGGTTCTAGTAACGTTATGCGTTGTGAGCATAACAAGGTATTGGACACTGTTATTCACGCAGAGATGAACGCGCTGGCAAAGCTAGCAATGTCTACACAATCAGGAGAGGGTGCAACGTTATATTGCACTCTGTTCCCTTGTGTTAGTTGTTCACTCTCACTAATCCAAGCTGGCATAGACACAGTCATATTCGAGAAAGACTATAAAGGAAATCAGGCTGAAGAGTTACTTCGGTCTAGTAAAGTTAAATTATTTAAATTATAAGAGGAAGTATTGTGCTAGCAATTTATGGAATTAATATTGATCTGACCCGTGATAATCGTTTGTCAGAACAGGCTCTTAAGCTACTTAAAGACTTTTACCTTGAGAAAGGTGAGACCAGTCCACAAGAAGCTTTTGCAAGAGCCGCCGTAGCATACTGTGATGGAGACCTAGAACTGGCTCAACGCATTTATGACTATGTTTCAAAGGGCTGGTTTATGTACAGCAGTCCTGTACTATCTAACGCTCCGATCCCCGGAGAAGACTTCAGAGGCTTACCTATTAGTTGCTTCCTTTCATATGTACCCGACACTGTAGAGGGGCTAATTGGCCACCATGCAGAGACAGCTTGGTTATCTGTGAAAGGTGGTGGTGTAGGTGGACACTGGAGTAATGTAAGAGGCATCACTGAGAAGTCTGCTGGTGTAATACCTATGATGAAAGTCTCTGATGCTCAGATGACCTCATACAAGCAAGGTAAGACTCGCAAGGGTTCTTATGCCGCTTATCTCGATGTATCACACCCTGATATTGTTGAGTTTATTAACTTTAAAGTACCTACTGGTGGTGATGTTAACCGCAAGTGTTTCAACCTATTTAACGCTGTTAACCTCAGTGATGAGTTTATGGAAGCGGCTAAAGCAGGACAAGACTGGGATTTGATTTGTCCAGATAAGAATGTTGTTATTGATACGGTTAAAGCAAGAGACCTTTGGGAGCGCATCCTTGATGCTCGTTTTCGTACTGGTTCACCGTACATGAACTTCATTGACACAGCTAACAGAGCGTTGCCTGAGTACCAAAAAGAGTTAGGTCTGAAGATACACGGCTCTAACTTATGTAATGAGATACACCTTGCTACTGATGATGATCGTACTGCTGTTTGTTGTTTGTCTTCTGTTAACATTGAAGCTTATGATGACTGGAAGGACACTACTATCATAGAAGACTTAGTGACTTTCTTAGATAACGTACTGGATGTATTTATTGCAAACGCACCAGACGATATGCAGAAAGCTAAGTACTCTGCTGAAAGAGAAAGGTCTATCGGTATTGGCGCTATGGGTTTCCATGGTTACTTAATGAAAGAAAACGTTGCTTGGGAATCAGAAGCGGCCTCGTCTATTAACAGAAGTATATTTGGAGACATGAATGAAAAAGCAACTAAACAAACTAAGTTCCTTGGTCGTGTTAAGGGAGTCGCCCCGGATGCTAAAGGGTACGGTGTACGTAATGCTCACCTCTTTG